CTCATTCTCACACGCCGCCGAGGTTCTCGGCGATTGGTGGCGATTCTCGTGGGTAGCCGCGGCCCGATCGCCGGTCAGAAGCTGCACGCGGCCAAGGGCGCCGCCGATAAGCGCCAACGGAGGGACTTCATGCCCGAGCAACCGCCCGCCTACCGCCCGAGCGAGCCCGACTGGAAGCCCATCTTCGGCCGCGACAAGCACGCCGCCGCCGACGCCCACGCCGAGTGGGAGTGGACCGTCCTCGAGCTGGACCACCGCGGGATGCTGACGAAGACGGACGCGGCCACCGTCGTCGACTACTGCCTCTGCCATGCCCGAGTCCTCCAGTGCGAGCGCCGCCTATCGAGTAGGGGCTTCGTTGTCCCCGGCGCCAACGGCCCCGTGAAGAACCCTGTCGCGCAGCTCCTCACGCAGTGGCGCACGCAGCTCCAGAAGCATCGCGACTCTCTCGGCCTCTCGCCGATGGCCCGCCGCCGCCTCGGTCGCGAAGAGGAGCCCCCGCCCGATGACGATTCCGATCTCGACGAAACGCCCGAAGTCTGACCCGGGCAAGCTGGCCGGCGACCGCGCCGTCCAGTTCTTCATCAAGCGGCTCTACCTCAGTAAGGGTCGCCCGGTCCCCTTCGTCCCGACGCCCGACCAGGCCGCCTACCTGCGCGCCGTCTTCGGCACCCTCAACCGCGACGGGCGTCGCAAGTACCGCACCATCTATCGCGAGATCCCGAAGAAGAACTCGAAGACTACCGACACCGCCGGCTGCCTGCTCAAGTGCCTGTTTGACGAGGACGTCTACGGCGGCGAGGTCTATTCCGGCGCCGCGACCCGCGACCAGGCCGGGCAGACATACCGGAAGATGGCCGCCTCGGTTCGCCTCTCGCCCGCCCTCTACCCGATGTTCCGCGGCAAGCCGGTGAAGCTCTACGACCGCGACAAGCGCATCGTGGTCGTCGCGCTCGATTCCTTCTACCAGGCACTCTCCAGCGACGCGAACTACGAAGACGGCATCGAGCCCAGCGCCGCGGGCGTTGACGAGCTCCACAGGCACCGTTCGCGTGACCTGCTCGACGTCATCCAAGAGGGCATGGGTGCCCGCGTCGATCCCCTGCTGTTCATCAACACAACGGCCGGAGCCTTCCAGACCGGCCCGGCGTGGGATATGCACCTCTACGCCCTGCGCGTCCTCGCAGATCCCGAGTCCGATCCCACGTTCCTCGCCCAGATCTATGCCGCCTCGGCCGACGCCGATTGGGAAGACGAGGCGACGTGGTATGCGTGCAACCCGATGCTGCAGGCCGGCGTGCTGGACATCGAGGACTTCCGCCGCGCCCACCGGCAGGCGCAGCACATCGCCACCGCGAAGACCGCGTTCCTGCGCCTGCGCCTCAATCAGTGGGTCGCCACCGACGAGGGTTGGCTCGATATCTCGCAGTGGGACGGCTGCGGCAAGAGTACGAGCCCGGACTCGATCGCCAGGCGCAGCGCCGGCCGCGTGGCGTGGGGCGGCCTCGACCTCTCGTCGACCTCCGACTTCACTGCGCTCTCGTGGTGGCTACCGCACGAGGTCGGCGACGGCGCCGACGTGCTGACGCGGCTGTGGCTTCCCGAGGGCTCACTCGACAAGCGGCCCCGGATGCGGGATGACCTGCGGGCATGGGCGCGGCAGGGCTTCATCACTCTCGTACCGGGGACGACGATGGACTACCGCGCCGTCGCTAAGCAGATCGCCGAGGACTGCCACACCTTCGACGTGCAGGCGCTCGGCTATGACCCCTGGCACGCGCCGCACATCATCACCCTGCTCGACGAGTTCGACCTCGACAAGCTCGAGATGGTCAAGGTGAGCCAGTACGCCTCGGTGCTCAATGCGCCCTGCCGCCTGTACGAGAAGATGGTGGCCGACGGCACTCTCGACCACGGCGGCAGTCCGGTCCTGCGCTGGATGGCGGGCAACGTCGTCGCCGAGGTCAACCCGTACGAGGCGATGCGGCCCAGCAAGAAGAAGAGCGGCGATTCCATCGACGGCATCACGAGCCAGCTTATCGCCCTCGAGCGCGCCATGGCCCCGCGCGAAGCCAAAGCCTTCGCCGGCGTCGTCACCTAGGCCCCGCAAAGTGTAGAGGCCGACTGCACCCCAGCCTCCCTAGGCTGGCATCGTAGCTACCTAGGGAGACGCCCTTGCGAAAGGTGCGGGCCGCCCTCGATGCGGCAGGGGCCGCTCTGTTCGGCTCCGGCATAACGTTCGGTGCTTACACCGTGCGGCTTTGGCTCGCGGCAGTAGTCGCGGGCCTTCTCCTGCTCGGCATCGCCTACGTGCTTGAGAAGCGCCCGTGAGCCTGCTCGGCGCCACGCTCGATGCCGTGCGCGGGAGCGGTCGCCACGAGGTGCGCGGATCGCTTGACCCCGTGCTCGAAGACCTCATTCGCCGCTCGCAGAACAGCACGGACACGGGCATCGCCGTCGACTCCGAGTCCGCGATGCGCCTGTCCGCCGTCTACGGCTCGCGCCGCATCATCGCCTACACCATCGCCGGACTCCCGGTGGACGTGCTGAAGAAGTCCGGTGCCGATCGCCTCGCCTACACGCCTGAGCCGGTTTGGCTCAGCGGCCCGAACCCCGAGCAGACGTGGCCAGAGTTCTGCGCGCAGGCCGTCGACTCCCTGCTGGGCGACGGCAACCTCTTTCTCGACGTCACGAACCGGGACCGCCTCGGACACCCCACGGCGCTCTTCGTCATCGACCCGCTGGCCATTGTCGTGGGGCGCACCACTGACGCGGCGAGGCGGCTCTTCTACGCCACCACGAACGGCAAGGAGATACCCCGCGGAGACATCGTCCACGCCCGCGCCCTGACGCTGCCCGGACGCGACCGGGGCCTCTCGCCTATCGAGATGGCGCGGCAGGAGATCGGCATCGGGCGGGCGGCGGCCAAGTACCTCGCCAAGTTCTACACCAACGGCGGCGCCGTCTCGGCCGTCCTCGAGTTCCCCGTCGGCGTCTCCAAGGAAGAGGCGCAGGACTACACCGACGCCTTCCGCGAGCTCTACGCCGGGGCCGACAACGCCCACAAGATCGCCGGCCTCGTGGCCGCCACGTACAAGCCGATGGCCATCACTCAGGAGCAGGCGCAGTTCCTCGAGACGCGCCAGTTCGGGGTCGTCGACATCGGCACGCGGATCTTCGGGATTCCCCCGCACCGCCTCGGCGCGATGCTCGACAAGCCGCAGTTCGGCAACTCCATCGAGCAGCAGAACATGAGCTTCGTGCAGGACGCCATCATCCCCTGGACGACGCTGCTCGAAGCCGTCTTCCGCCGCTGGATACTCCCCGGCCCCGCCTACCTCAAGTTCACCTTGAACGGCCTGCTGCGCGGCGACGCCGCCGCGCGCGCCGCCTTCTACTTGGCCATGCGCCAGCAGCTCGGCGTCTTCAACGGCGACGATGTGCTCGCCCTCGAAGACATGAACCCGATGCCGGACGGCAAGGGCAAGTCCTACTGGATGCCGGCCAACACCTACCTCGTCGGCAAGGACGGATTCCCCATCCTGCCCGAACGCCAGCCCGCACCGGGAGGTGCCCAGTGAAAGAGACACGCATCTTCACCGCCCCGGTCGAGGTGCGCGGCGAGGCCGAAGGCGTCGCTACCATCGCCGGTTACGGGGCCGTGTTCGGCAACGAGTATGAGGTCTTTGGCTTCACCGAGTCGGTTGACCCCAAGGCGTTTACGAAGTCACTCAAGGAGCGCAGCGACGACCTCGCCGTGGTGTGGAGCCACGACGCCGACCGCGTGCTCGGCACCGTCGCCTCCGACACCGCCCGCTTCACCGTCGACGACCATGGCCTGCGCTATGAGGCCGACCTAGACCTCGCCGATCCCGACGGGATCGGCGCGTACCGCAAGATCGCTACCGGCAAGGTGCGTCAGTCCTCGTTCTCCTTCGAGGTCGTGAAGGACGAATGGGAGGAACTCGACGAAGCGCTGCCCCATCGGACCTTGAAAGAGGTCCGCCTATGGGAGTGCTCGCCGGTCCTGTGGGGCGCCAATCCCGCCGCTGACGTCGACGTCAAGCGCGCCGTCGCATCCTACGCCGAGTACCGCGGCCTCGGAGCCGAGGCCGAGTCCATCGAGCAAGTCCGCGAAGCCACCACTACGGAGCCGGAACCCGAGCCGCCAGCGGCACTCGAATCCACTCCTGAGCCGGAGCAAAAGCACACGTTCCGTCCCTACGTATGAGGAGCCGGCCCCATGGCTGACCCGACAGAACTTCAACGCTTGCTCCAGGGCAAGCACGAGGCCCTTCGCGCCTACCGCGAAGCGGCCGACGACGAGGCCCGCGCCATCGCCTGGGCCGGCGTCGACGATGCGAGCCGCGCGCTCGAGACCGAACTCGTGACACGCGAAGAGGCCCGCGGCGACAACGAGCGTGCCGCGGCGATCGAGGCCCGCGACCATGCCCAGAGGGGCATCGACGCCGCCGCCGCAGTGAGGCAGAACATCGGCCTGCCGGTCGACGACATCCGCGCCTACGCCCGCGGCGAACGCACGGAGCCCATCAACCTCATGCTCCCGATCGAGGCCCGTGCCGACTTCACCACGACCGACACGACCACGTACACGAGCTACGTCGTGCCGCAGACCTGGGCCGGCAGCGTCATCATGAGCCAGCAGGCCGGGTCCGGCGTGCTGCGCGCCAAGCCGACCATCATCACCACGGAGGGCGGCAACCAGATCAACATGGCCGCCCTGCTGACCGAGGCGACCGCCGTGGCCGGTGCCGAAGGCA